GTCTTTTCTTAATTCTATAATAACACTACCAGAAGTACCAAGAGCGGTTAACTCTAAATCTCCTGAAGTTGCACCAGCATTAGTAGCGTTATTCGTAATTTTTCCAGCAGTACCATCATAGTGTCCTGTACCAGCAAGTTGAAGTGCGATAGTATCAGATGAAGCACCTTTGAATTGTAACTGTACATGACCTGTATTATCATCAGCAGTACCTTGTACTAAACTCCACCAAACTCTAGTGATATCTAGTTTTGCACCATTAGCGTGTCCTGATAAACCACTTGCGTCTAATATGTTTGAGTTAGCAGTAGTGTTATCATCCATGTTTACTAGAATAGTAACCTTACCACCTGACGCACCACCACCAGTTTCTACTACTGTATCTCTTAATGTTCTTGTTGCAATTGCCATTTTTTATTCCTTTTAATTTAATATTTCGTTGTCAAAGTAATCTTCTATATCAGACACTTTAACGTTTCTTTTTTTTGCTACTTGTTTGATAATACCGTCAACCTTAGTAATGATTTCCCCCTTGGTATTACCTAACAAAGTAAATACATCTTTCACCGCCTGTTTCGCCGCAGGAGATAATTTCTTATACTCCGCAGTTTCCTTAGGACTATCTTCCTTCAACTCTGTAAGAGTTTTTTTAAACTTCTGGAACGATAGTTGGTTCATCTTCTCCACCTTGATCTATTTCTACTTCAGCAGCAGGTTCTTCTTCTTGTCCTGGTGTAACCACACCACTAACATTATCTAATCCTGCAGCGTCTTCTATTGCTTCTTGTTCTTGAGCACTATTTAACCAGTCCGTAGCAACTGTTTGTCTTTTATCATCAAGTGCTTGTCCTATTTTGTCAGACAAAGCATTCTTAAATGCGTCTTGAGCTTTGATATTATCTCCGCCTGCAAGTGAATTGACCATATCTTTTACATTATCATTTGGCATAATTATTCATCTCCTATATTTATATCAGCATTATCATCATTACCTGACATCTCTTGTCCTTCAGGTGAAGCAATAATACCTTGTTTTATTTCATCAGCAATTTGATTATCAATTTCAATAATATCTTCATCACTTTGTCTTAATACTTTCTTTCTTATAAAGTCTACTGAGTAGTATTTACCAATATAAGGACTTACTTCTTGAGCAAGACTTAATCTTTCCCTCATAATCTCTGCCTCTTTTAACTCAGCAAAGTATCCATCTTTTAAGAAATCAAATTGAATATGACTGTGAATTCTCTGCCAATCTTCAATTGTAATGATACCTTTTAAAATCAGTTGTGATTTTAATACATCACTAAAGACTTGTGTAAATCTTTTTCTTAATCTCTGAATGAATTTAGTAAACTTCAATTCATCTCTAGTTATCTCAGCAGCCTTACCAAGATTGAAACCTGCTTCTGATTCCATTCTTGAAATTGGTACATTCAATGCCTTGTAAAGTTTCTTTTGAAAGTACATAACATCTGTCATCTCACCTAGATTTTGTCCACCAGGTAATGTAGTTACTTCAGTTCCTTTTGCACCTTCTCTACGAGGTAACCAAAAGTCTTCAAGCATTGACATATGTTTTCTGTCATCTCTTACTTCACCAGTTGAAGCATCATAAACAAGTTTGTTTCTATATCTTGCCATTACATCTCTTAGATATGCTTCGGCTTTAACTTTAGGTAAATTTCCTACGTCAACATAGAATACTCGTCTTTCAGGTGCCCTTACTATTCTGTAAATGACAACAGCGTCCTCGATCATTCTTAATTGATTAACAGGTTTGATTGCTTTGTGCAAGTGACCCATAACCATATTTCTAGTTTGATCTACAACACCAGACGTGACATAAGTAATTGAATCAGTTGATATCTTTATACCAGCATTTGAGTTTGCTGAAGACATACCTTTTTCATTGTAAACAAACCATTCTGCCGTTTGTTCTACAACTTCAATTCCCTTACCTTTAGAATCTCTTTTCTTAGTTATTTCTCGAACCTTCTTAATCTTTCTAGGATCGATATATCTAACTTCTGTAATCCCTTTTCTAGGACTAGTAGGATCGATCACCTTGTGAAAGTAAACTCTTCCATCAATGTACCATCTTTTAAAGATGTCGAAACCTTTTTCGTCAAAGTTTAACAGTCGTAGAACTTCATCAAACTCTGCTCTAATTTTTGTTTTTATATTTTCCGATATAGCAAGTTTATCTAACGATAAAGAAACAGCTGAATCTCTTTCATTAGCTACGATAACCTCATTGATTATATCTTCAATCGCTGTATCACACTCTGGGTGTTGACTTACTTCACGATATCTTTTGATTAAATCAAAGTCGTTCTTGGCAGTAACTTCCATATCCAAGTATTGACCAAAGTAACCGCCAGCAGATATAGTAGTTGTACCGTCATCTGGAGAAGGTATAGTGAACGCCTGTTTGGCGGTCGCCGGCTTCTCCAGATCATTATCTTTTCTTGTTATTTCGAATCCAAGTAGTTTAACCATATTATAATTTTCCTTTTCGATTTAACTTAGTTAGTATATTATGTAGTCGTATCTGTTTCAAAGTATTGGATAGCAAAAGTCACCTGAAACTCCTCAATAGCGTCATTCGTTGAGTAGTCTAAAGCAATATTTGCTAGGTTAGTTGGGAATAATCCTCTGTAAGTATAAGACTTTAGAGTTGTTCCGTTTCTGTCTAACTGGTCAATAAAACCATCAACTTGATAATCAGCAGGATTTGCGATACCTTCGTTGTCAGTCATGTTGTTTATACCATTCATCCATCTTTCAAAGGCTCTGTACAATTTAAAGTCTGTATCATTTAATACAGTAATTGACCAGTCTTCGAAAGTTCTATCCCCAGCAATATTAAGTAATCTTCCTCTAAAAGGTATTCCAACTTTTCCTACTGTTTGACCAGGTATTCCAGTTGCTTTACATAAGAAGGCAAGATCAGATGTTTCACCACCTACAGCAGCGTAACCAGGAAAAGGTAAAGTTACCTTAAACTGATTGGCTCTTGCACCACCACCTCTTAAACGAGATTTGAAGTCATTTATATTTGGCATTGTATTTTATCTCCTCTCTATTAAGATCCTGCTACTTCAGAAAAGGCAACGCCTGATCTTGTAGCAACAAAGTTAAGTTGAATGAAATTGATAGAACGTGCAGGTTTGATAAAGATATCAGCCCTAAACTCGTTTCTATCGATAACGTCTCCAGTGTTATTTGTATCGTCACAAATTACTGAAAAGTCTGTAAGACCTCTACGACCTTGTACATCTCTTAGGAAAGGTTCTACTAGATTTCTAAATTGTGCTCTAGTGAATTCGTCATTGAATTCAAATAGTTGAAATTTAGCGGCAGTAGAAACAGCCTTTTCTAATACGATAAACAATCTTCTAACATTTATTCTGTCAAAAGCACTAGGTTTAGATTGAGCAGTTTTATCACCAAACAATACAGTACCTTGTCCAGGAAATGCTACAACGCTGTTTACTCTAGCCTTGTATAAGTCATCTCTCTGAGCTTGGTTAGGATTGAATGCTAATTTAACAGCACCTCTAATTTGACCTCTGTTGAATCCACCTGGTGAAAACCAAGCGTCTGCAACGCTGTCAGTTCTAGCACAAAGACCAGCGATATCTCCGTTTAAAGGAACATATCTGTAAACGTCATTGTATCTGTCGTACATATATTTGTAACCACTATCAATCACAGCATAACTTGAAGAAGGTAAACCTTCAGCAAATGATTTAACATTTGCAGTTTGTGTAATTGCATTACTAACATCTACTACGTCTGCTCTTGCAGGCGATATAAAGGCAACACAATCTTTTCTGCCTGAAGCGATATCCATAACAGCAGTTGCTTTTGTGTCTCCAGTAGCGTCAGCATTTGTTTGAGAAGGTCCACATAATAGTAAACTTAAATCAACATTTTCAGAATCATTAAATTTCTCGTATGCAGTAGCGATCTCAGCATTAGTAGAAGCGTAATCGTCTGTACCACTTGCAAGTGAAGTAGAAGATACTACAAATGGATCCCCAACTGTATTATCAAAAGTTGTTCCTGTTTTAGCAAGACCATCTGATAAAGTAGCAATGTGATCTACCCAATAGATAAATTTAGATGTAGCATATATTACATTTGGATAATAGTTACTTGCACCATTAGAAGTTTTAGCGTCAGCAGCCTGTGAAACACCTTCGAAAGTTTCTAAGATAGTTCCAGTAGTTCCTGAAATTGCACCGTCTTCATCTATTACTGCAATATGTATTTCATCTAATGAACCGCCAGCAGCAAGAACATCATCTGTTGTTGTTGGAGCGTTTGAAAAGTTGAAATAATATTCCCAATGTCTTCTCATTACAGCGTTGTCAACAACAGCGTGTCTTAAACCACCAACATCCGTTGTTCCTGTACCAGGATTGAATCTTGCGATTGTTACAAGGTTTGTTGATATTGCAGTTATTTTATAAAAGAATCCAGAAGGTGTATCTGTGAAACCAGAAGCATCCCCAAATTCTAAAATGTCACCTACTTGCATTTCAGATCCATCATCAACAGATATTGATGTATCTCCGATAGCAGCAGAAGCGTCAGCAACTAGATTACCACTCATTGAGTGTGGTCCAAAAGCAGTTGAGTTAGTACACTTAGAAATCTTTAAGTTATTTCCTAATGTTCCAGCTTCTCTTGCAGCGTATGGTCCTATATTTGAAACAGTTCCAGCACCTGTAGCAGTTAAATAATTATCTAAGTAGTCAGTAGTATTTTTAATTAAGAGAGCAGTACCAGTTGAAATGGCATTCACCACTCCAGTTATTGGTCTTACTACCTTCAGATTGTTTCCGTAACCTAAAAAGTTAGCAGCACAGAACCATTGTTCAAAGTTAGACGCATTTGGTTTCCCAAAATTATCAGCTAACTCTTGCTCAGATGAAATAGTAGTGATCTCATCAATCGGTCCTTTTTCTGCTGTAATAACGATTCCGCCAGAAGATGTAGAAACAGCTGGTACGATATTCGTTAAATCTTTCTCAGTAACCAGAACACCTGGTGATACTTGAAAAGCCATATTAGTTCTCCTTAATATTAAGTTTAATCTTTATTAGTTATAACCCTTTTATACAGATATTTATATGTATCAAAATCTGTACTATTCGCCCTTACGATAAGTGACAGGTTGCCACAATACACCTGCGTCATCAAAATAACCATCTTTTCCTTCAGGATCGTCTATTCCATTATCTATGAATCCAAAGGGTGCCATGTCTGCCTCAATTGCATTTTTTTGATCTGTAAACATTTGACCTCTTACATCTATATTCGTTAATTCTTTAAAGTATCTCTGATTTGCCAACCAAGAAAAGATAACTAAACACATTACTAAATCATCATGCGAACCCGTTTCAGCCTCAAAAGATTTTCCTTTTGATATAAACGTTGATAATTCTGAGATAATATCAAAGTCATTAATGATTAACTTATCACCTTCTATCAAACTTTTCAGATTTGAAGTTCCGATTTTTTTAGTACCTTTAGTCATTCGTATACCTAATTGATTACCACGACCACTAAAACCTCCACCCAATACTTGACCTGCTCTACCTCGTTGTGTAACCATCATCATATTATCGTATTCAAGTTCAAATTGCATTGCGTCTGCCACTTGTTGACCTAGATCATTAATCTCTATTAGAATATATGCTTTGTTATATAACTTACCTATCTTATCTAATACATTCGGAAAGACAATCGGTTTAATATCATTGTTTCTATACTTTGCAACAATCTTGTATGGTGCCTTTGTTGCGTCTATGACTATAAAAGCAGAGTAATCGTTCTGTACGCCCCTTGCTACGTCTACTGTGATGACGTATGTATGATCTTTGATAGGCATTTCATATACATCTAATCCTTGAGGACTTCTTCTAGGGTCTATAACAGCCATTGCTTTAAGTTTCTGTGCATTGATAAGTGTATCAACACTACCTAAGAACTCACATTCAAACTCGGTCTGAAACTGTGCCTCACTTGTATTTTTAATTGTTTGTTCTTTCCATTCTTCGTCACGACCAGGCACTTCTGACCAGTGTACTTCAACAGGAACAAAAGTACTTTTCTTATTGACAGCATCCATCCACATCTTATAAAACATATTCATTCCGTGAGGTGTAGATACAATCATAACCTTTGAAGATTTACCAGATGATATTGTAGGATATACAGAACTAAAAAATTCTTCGGCGATGTTATTGGGTACATAGGCAAACTCATCTAAGAATATTATATTAAAGGTACTACCCCGAACAGCACTTGATGAAGTTGAAGCCGCAACGATTCTACTTCCGTTTTCTAGTTCGAGTGATCCTTTATTCCAGTTGAGAACGCCTTGTTGCATCCATTTAGGCAAGTATTCGTAAGCAAGTTGCAATCGACCTAGTAAATCTCTTGCCGTAGAAGATTTGTTAGCCAGTATTGCAACGTTTACATTATCATTAAACAAAACGTAATGTAAGAGGTAGGATACAATGATAGTTGACTTACCACTCTGTCTAGGTAATTTACATATTGTAAACCTATTGTCGTGAAAAGTATCTACCATGTTCCGCTGAAAGTCATACATCTCAAAAGGCACAAGACCTTTATCAATTGTGACAATTTTTAAATAGTTTTCTATAAAATATTTAGGATCTCCAAGACACTTCATCACTTCATCTACTTGTTTAGGAGTAAATCGTGATTTAGTGTGTGCCTTTTTTAGATTTGGATTACCTAAGTATTGGTCTAAAGTTCCCATTATTTTTTATTTTTGTTATTCTTTATCATTTTTTGTAGTTCAGTTGTTGATCCTACAAATAAAGCATTAGTGACATTCTTAGGACCTTCGCCCTTAACATCTTTAATCTTTTTAAGTTTATCTTGTAAGTCTAATAGATTCTGTGCAAGTTCACTTTGAGTTTTGATTAACTGACCTGCCACTTCATATGCACGAGGATGCTCACCCTCTTTTGCAAGTGATAGTATACCGTCTATTGCCTCGTTACCTTTTTCTAGTAACCTATAAAGTTCACCTCTACCAGTTTCAAAATCTGTTTCTACATCATCACCTTCTGGTATGACTACAGGAACAGGTTTATCTTTTACTATCTCTAAAGGATTCTTTTCTTCTTTTGATTCTAGTACTTCTTCGGCGATGTTTAGTACTTCATTTAACTTATCGTCAATATTACTCATTTTAAAAACCTTCTGTTATTATTTATCTTCTCCAGTTGACTCATCATAATTCAAGCCATCATTAAAAAATTCTAGTGTGTCTGTGTATGTATAGACATCATCTTTGTCGGCACTTGTTGGATTAGGTGTAACCGTAACTCTTTCACTACGAGATGGATTTTTTGCTTGTAGATCAGTATATAGATCAGCTGATACTTTAGTTATGATAGCAGTTGAACTAACTGGTCCATATAGATATATCTTTGCAGTAAACTTTAGTGTATAGATAATTCTTCTTCT